CTCTTAATTGTGTTGCCGTTTCTTTTAATATATCTTTAACAACTTTAACACTATCCTCACCTAAAATCTCAGCCTTTGTTAATAATGTCTGTTCAATATTAGTAAATTTACTTGCTATACTAGCAACACTAGCTTGTCCGGTTGAAACATCACTAACCAAATTAGTTAAACTCTTAATAGCACTTGTTACATCCTCTCTAACATCTTCAGTTTTAACTTTTTGTTCAGAAATTGACGTAAATTTTTGAACAATATTTCGTAATCCTTCAATATTTGTTCTAATTTCAGGTATCGATACTGCACCAAATTTTCCTGATGCTAACATAGCACTCATATCAGAAGCGATACTATTTAACGCAGTTAATTGACTTTTTTGAATATCTTCAAGAGTTTTTGGAGCGTTTTTCTGTTGTTCAATCAACTCATCAAACTCTTTTTGATTTAAACTTTGTAGGTCTTTTTTAGTACCATCGTTTAATGTAACCTCATATTTACCACCCTTACCCATATTGGCAATATTCGCCAAATATTGTTTGTCTTCTTCATCTTTAAAAGTTAAACCGGCCATACTTACTTCAGATAGTCTTCTATCTAAGTCTGCGGCGGCAATCGCCGATTTACTTAGAGAACCTGACGCTAAACCTGCGGCTTCCTCCATTTCTCTCAACACTAAAACTCCTTGTCGATTTATTTGGAACGATTTAGTTTGTTCATCAAAATATGTATATTGTTCCCCTAATTTAGCTAAACTTTCTTGTAAACCCGCAGGGTTGGTTAAAGATTCGTTCATTAACGCAAATGGGTCTACCAAATTACCCGTTAAAACACCTAACCTTTGGAAAGTTGCCGCCATATTAATAGCATTTTCAGGTGTTAACATTTTGTCCGCAAAATCAAATGTTCTAGACATATCAAATCTTAACATAGACGCTTGTGCCGCCATTTTACTCAAACCTAAAACCCCTCCCTCAAACTGAAACCTATTCATTTTGTCCATATTGTTGGACACATTTGTCATTACTTGTTGAGCATTTAAACCAACACTTTGAATATATGTTATAGATTCTTCTAAAATAGGACCTATTTGAGATGTTTCATAACCAACATCTTTAAATTGATTGGTTAATTCCTTTGCTTCAATCCCTAATATTTTTGATGCGGCATATAATTGTCCAACAACTTCTTTGTTTTCAATCACATTTCTGTTAGACGCAAGAGCAATGTCACTTATGGTACTAACAACATCATCTAATGAACCACCAAGTTTTAATACTTCAGAAGCGGTATTTGTAAAAGCGAGATTCATCTCTTGAATTCTACTTCTACCTAACGCAAAATTTTTGTTTAGAGTATTGGAACCCGCAACCATTAAATCTACCGCATCCCCAAGTGTTTGAATTGGGGATGTTATATCTTTTATTACTTGACCAATTTTGTCAACACCTTCATTCTCTGCCGCCATATTTTAATAAAATTTTATAACTATAAATAGATTAATAATGTTTTTTTACTCTTTACGATTCTCTTCAATCCATTTATCTAATAAGTATCTTCTAACAAATACCGGCATTTGAAGAAAATCTTGGTAAGTAACTTTCATCAAATTATTTAAATAATAAAATTCGTCTATTTGATTTTTTCTATAATCAGAAGAAAGGACGAAAAAAGTCCACCCCAAACCCAACATTCACTGTCAGCTTTTCTCCGGACGGGGCCATAATTGTTTTAGTCATATCTAATCTAGGTTCGTTCTCATTCATAAAATTTCTAATGTATTTTGAATCAGCGATTGGCATTGATTCAACAAATTTAGAAATCATTGAAATATCTGTTGACCCATTAAGTTCAACAATTTCTTTTTGAAGTCTCCATGTAATTTTTGGAACAATTCTACCTTGAGGGTATGTTTCACTAAGCCGACTAATTTCCATTATTTCACCATAATTAAGAGGTTTTAATTTAACAGATGTTTGAGATTTTGGTAACATTAATGTAAACGTTCCATCATCATTAGGTTGTTGTCCTTCTATAATTGGTAACTCATTTAATAACACTGTAGTCTTAAATGGTTTTTTAGTTTTTGGGTCTGTAAGATTTAATTCCATTTCAGGACCAAACGCCGTGTTTCTTAAAAAAATTAATATTGATTCAACATCACCTTCAATTAATTCTTCAACTCTAAAATCTGGTTCATAAATTTTTGAACGTAATAAATTAATTGTTAAGTCTTCCGAACCTCCCATTAGAATGTTTTCATCAGAAGCGGTTAAATACCCTACTTTTAATGACTTTTTCTTATTTTTATAAAAGATTCCTTTTGATGGTAAGACCACCACATCATGTGGTAGTGTAAAATTTTGTTGTCCGTATTGTATTGATTGTTCATTCATATATAAAAAAATTAACCGTAAAGTTTATTGCTTTACGGTTAAATATAAATTAAATAAAAATAAATGTAAATGATATAAATATTCTAGTAAACTAACACACATCTATCCATTCTTAATGTTGCTTGAATATCAGCTAAAGCATCCTCACTATATCCTAAAGAACCAAAATTAACATCAGTTAAAAATGTTCCATAAAGAATCCATTTCTCAACAACAACACCTGTCGGGTCTAACATTTCTAAATCAATATCTTTCTTATATCCCGCAGCATAACCCATACGACCTGTAACTGATTCAGCATGTAAACGAACCCATTCCATAAGTGCTTGAGCCGCAGATGGTCCAATTGGGTCGCGGAATTTAACCGTAATTGGGTCCCAATTAAATCTACCAGCGACAAATGTTGATGTATTTAAAAATTGGATTTCAGTTGAACCAATTTTTATACTTGGTCTAGCCGCAGTCTCAACAAACCATTCGTTAATCCCTAAACTTGATGGGAACCTTAGTATAAATCGATTCTTTCTTTTTGGCTCATAAGGAATCGGCATTTTCATTAATAAATCAGCCATGTTATTTCAATTTTGTTTTTTTGTGTTTATATCTAATAAATATACTCTTGATTAAAATTTTTTCTATTTACTTTTTTTTTTAAGAAATTATTCTCTAGTTATATAACTTTTTAATACCTCCAGCAGTAGAATAAGTCTTAACTATGTTATCTGGTTTATCTTTAAAATGTTTACTCATTACTTCTACATTTTTAATATCATCATCTGAAAATCCTATTACTGGTTCTTCTGGTATGAAATTATTTGAAATCTCGTTTTTAATAAATGCTCTTTTATTTAAAATACCTGACATTCTTTTAATATATGATACAAAATTTTCCATTGCCTTTACTTTTAACTCTTCAGGATTAGCAGCACTACCTTCACCAAAAGTTACAGGATGATATCTATTTAATTCCAAATAAGATTTAATTAATTCATCGTCACTCATGTCATCTTCATCGACGAATGTTCTATATTTTTTTAAATTCTTAACTAATTCATCTTTATCAATACCACCAAAACCACTTATAATATAATTATAAATCGCTTTTTTTAATGTTTTCGGATGATGACCTCTTGCTGTGATAATTGAAAAAATTGAACCGTTATTGATTGCTTCTTTAAAGTCGTCAAAAGCTGGTCCTTTTCTCGCTTTCATAGAATCAACAATAAAATCTTTGTCCCCATCGGTTTTAAAAAATCTAAATGGACTTTCAGTGAAACCAACAATTGTTTCTCCTTTATATTTGAAAGGAGTTTTACCTACATCGTGTCTATATTCAGCAAAATCATCTGTGCTCATACCAATTTCACCACCGTCTTCTGTTTGTAACATAATTTTAGTTGGCATATGAACGATATTATCATCCCAATCAAAGGCATAATATTTCATATCTGGTGTTCCTTCTGGTTTAAATCCTTCTTTAAGTTGTCTTTTCATATTTGGCAAATAAAGGGGATACAATAGTACCCCCCAATAAGTTTATTTTTAAATGTTTTCAAACGAAGCACCTGTTGGTGTGATAAAGAATTCAATATCAATAAATTCTAATGCTTTCGTAGGTTTTAGGTAAATTTTTCCTGTTAATGTATTTCTATCCAAGTCTTCAGGTGATGATGAAACCGTTACACGGAAATCATAAAGACCTCTATCTCTTCTAATTGAATCTAGAATTGGATTAACACTATCTAAAAATTGTTGTCTAACGATTTGGTC